TCATATGCTTCTCCATGTCTTTTAACGTAATAGTCTTCAATTTTTTTCTCTCCTTTCAATATCTCGACAGCTATTTCTTTCTCACGTTGAGAGTCACATGCATTTGTAACTAACTCTCTAACAGTTGAAGGAATAGGTGTAGAATATTGAGTAGATTGTAAAATATCAAAAACCATCTTTTCAGCTCCTTTATTGATTCGCTTAGCGATTCCTTCAGAGCCTTTGATTTCTTTATTAATAGTTTTAATACTCATTTTCTAATTTTTTTATAAGTTCAACAGTTTCTTTAACTTGTTTTTGATTTTTAGGTAAAAACAAAGTACAATCCATTTCATTTTCTAATAAATATAATTTAAACAATTTCCATTTTATGGGAAACACATCATTAGCGTATCCTTTAACTTCTATTATCCATTTACCTTTAGGATCTACAAAATCTGGTGTATATGTAACCGCTCTTATTTTTTTGGTATTATTTTTATACCCTTGTTTGCTTGGTTCATAACTATCCATCTCTAAATAAAATCCTGGTAAAAGTGTATATGTATTTTCTTCATACATAGATTTAATTCCTGCGCTTTCTAATTGTTTATAAGTAAATAGTTCTAATTTAGATCTAAATTTTATACCCTTATAAGTACATTTAGTTGCGTTTTTAATTTTTCCCTTAGAAGGGGAGCGTTTCACTCTTCTCATAGTCTTTCAATTTATTTTCAATTATTGTTTTCATAAGATATGTTGCTGTTTCTAATCCGTGATTCTTAATTAAATCTGATAAATCTTTACTTTTATAAGATGTATCTATACATATATTTTGAACATGTTCTGAATAATACCTATTTTTAATTTTTTCTGCCATAGTTTGGCCTGGATTATTAGGATTATCAAAATCATTGTCATATAATAATATAATACATTCAAATTTATTTTTAAGTTCACTTATTAATTTTTCATCAGGCATTTGCATTTCACTTTGTAACGCAATTGCTGGATGTCCCATTTGATATAAACACATTACATCTTTTAACGATGATGTTATTATCACATATTGAGTATGCCAATCAGCTTCTAATTGTTTCCAACCTTGAATCTGTTTAGCTGTTGTATTACTCATCCATTTAACTTCCGAGTAAGGAGAATAGATTTTATATTTTGATCTATACTTATATGCATAAGTAATTTCATTACAATGAAATCTATTTTCATTAATCCAATAATGACTAATAGGTTCAACATTAAAGTGTTTTAGAGTAAATTTAGATATACCAAAAAGACCCCAAAAGTTTGCATCTTGTTGATTCCATGCTCGTCGTTTTTTCTTTATAATAGTTACCTTTTTAGGTTGAATCTTTTTATCATATTTAATACCTAAATACCCCATAGTAAATTTCTTTACCTCTATATGGGACGCTAAGTTTAAATTAAAATCCACATCTACTATACGTAAAGCACTAAAAAAGTCACATTCATATTTGTGACTTACAAAAGAAAAACAGTCAAATGTATGTTCAGGTTGTCCAAAATCTTTATATAATAATTTGTGTCTCCACTGTATAATAGATACAGTAGGATTAGAATCATTTCTTAAAGGACTACAAAATTTTTTACCTAGTTTTTCAAATTGTGGGCAATAATATTTAAATATATCATACTCACTTATCTTATTTAAAATTACGCTTGAATGTAAATATGTATCACTACTTCTACTTTTTATTGCCATAATATTAAATTTAATTTAAAATAAAAAGAGGGGCTCACACATGCTTAGTTACTACCTGCAGGTCGCTTTTTCCTCATTAAATTTTTAATGAGTTGAACCAGCAACTTACATGCACGACTGAGAAAATCATATCTACTTACGCCGAGCGCCCCTCTATTTACTTATTTATTAAACCCAATCTTTATTTTCATCATCTGAAGAAAATGGGTCTTTATCTTCATCTGGAGTTGTTACAGCTAATTGAGGTTTAAATTCTCCCCAAGTTAATTCTGTATTAAACTCTGCATTAAAAGTACCGTATTCATCATTAAGATTCTTTACGAATAAATCATCTCTTTGTGGTTTAACTCTACCAAAATGTTTAGTATAAACAACTTGATATTTACCATCTTTAACTCCTACTAATACTCTTGCTTGATTATTATTTAATAATTTAACTAATGTTTTTAGTTCAGTTACATCTCCTTTAACCATTTTAGGCATGGTTTCAAAAGATACATCATCACCAGAAGCAACATTAGCCCAAGCTTTAACAAAATTAATTAATGTCTCTTCACCTCCAAACGCATGTCTCTGCCCATCTGTTTTCCACCAATCATATGTTGGTGCAGCTTCAGACCAAGTGCTTTGGCCAATGTTATTAATCCATTGGTTTTTACCACTTTGAGAAATCCTTGGTTGATCAGTCATTAATATTTCTAATCTAGTCGTTAGATCAGAATTCTTCATCCAAAATACTATTTTAAAGTATTCTGTGCCATTAAGCTCTAAAAAGTAATTAGGTTCAGTTTTAACATTAATATCTACTGCGTGCAATTCTGCCATTGTAGGATTTACTGCAATTACAGTCATATTAGCTAAACCAGAATATAATTTCATACCTGATCCCATTACTTCTTGTTCACTTGAATTTGATTTTATAGCCATTTTTATATAGTTTTAAAATTAATAATTATTTTCATTTTCTTCTTGATCCCAGTCAGTTAACTCTTCCTCATTCATATTATCAGGATTAGACTTAACTTCAGCATGATCTGTCATAGCATCATGCATTTTATCTTCATTATATGTATCTGAAGGGTCAAAACCATTTGGCGAATCTATATCCAAAAGTTCTACTTTTTCTTCTTCAGCAATTTGATCTTCAAGATCTAATTGATTAGGATTAATAGTATCATCTACAAATTCAAAAGATAATTTCTTAACTTTTTTAGCTTTCTTGCCTTTTAATGTAGGGTGTTCAAACATTTGTTTAACTTCCCACGCTTGTAAGTTATACTTTTCTCTTATACCTGTTCTATCAATTCCATTCTCTAGATCATCTATAATCATAGTTGTTGTTATTCTTTGAGGCGTTACAGCCTCCGTGTTACCCGTTTCAGAGTTGATTCGTGTTTCAATCATTTTATTTAAATTTTTTTAATTAGTCTATAAATATTTTATTCCATTCAAAAGGCATTGTTTGCCCTTTTAAGTGATCACATCGTGATCCTGCAACTGTGTCTTCTAAAGAGTTAAATGAAATCATAGTGGTTTCATCTTCTCTATATATGTATCCAATTGCATCTGCATTAGCGCATGTTATTTGCTTGATCTTACCAGTTAAATCAAGGTCCTTTACAGCAACCTCTTTACCTTTCTTCTCAAGCATTTTATCCTTTAAGTGTCCAACTAAGATCACATGATCCGCTAGCATATTCAATCTGTCTATCCATTGTTTAAAGGCTATCCTTAAATATAAGTAGCCAGCACCATTTGGTAATGATAGGACTGAAGCACCAGGGTTCTTTTGTTCAAAGTTTTTACCCATTGGAGTTTGCATATAAATACGTTTACCTTCTACTTCACACCATTCCTCTAATTTAGAGATAGTATCAATAGCAACATATTTATATGGTTTTTTCTCTTTTATTATCTCTTTACCGATGGTACTTAACATGCTTAAATTGTTTACTTTAACCTTTAAAGCATCAACCATGTCAGAACCATCTTCCAGATCAATAATAAGACAGTTATCTAATTTAGATAACATTGTTGTTTTCCCAATCTTGGGAGGGCCATAAATGACCATGTTTTTAGGTGACTTACGTGAAGCTTTCACGACAGTCTTTGGTAATTTGAATTCCATATTTTATTTATTTTTTTTACGTTCATGAATTGTGAATGTTGACATTTCCGCCTCATAAGGAATCATGCCTAACAAACCATCTCTATTCTTCTCAACATGGCAAGCAAGTAATCCAATAGGATCTTCATTACAGTATGTATCTTCTACACCATACAAATCGTTTGGTCTATTTAAGATCATAACTACATGAGCATCTTGACCTATACTATCACCACCAAATATATCTGATAGTAATGGTTGATATTGATTTTTAGCTCTATGTTCTTGTTCTATATTTCTATTCAATTGTGATAATAATATATTAATCACTCCCATTCTTGATTGCATCCACATACATCCTTTAGATACAGCATTAAGCTTTCTTAATTCTGTTTCTTCAGTTCCAGGTATTAACCTAGAATGATCAAATAAATTAATTACCATCGTTTTAGGACGGTCCATAAATATTTGTGTATTTGCTTGTTTAATAAATTCTATACTTCTTGGTATATTGTTAAAATATATATTATATTTCTTTAGTTTATCTACTCTATTAGCATACGTTTGAAAGTCTACTTGTGAAAGTGGATCATCAACTGATAACAAATCTGCCATTTGTTTTTTAACATCTTTAGCAGCTGTTCTCATAACTTGTTGATAACCAGGCATTTCAAAAGTCCAATATAATACAATTAGATCTTTGTTTGGATTTGAGTCCAATACATCAAATACTAATTG